CAATACGTTCAATACGTCAGTTATTATCAATAACGATGCCTCAATTACAGGTGTATTTAATTGTACATAATAATGAGTTACGACAAAGTTCAATTTATTTATAATGCATTCCAAAAAATGGGTGCAGCCATATCGACAAAACTTAACATAACTGGTTTAAACGATACCCCAACAGGCTACCAAGGTCACAGTGGCGAATATCTCGTAGTTAACGATAACGAAAGCGGAATACATTTCACAGGTATCGAAAAAATAGCGGCTGACCTTACAGATTATGGGTTTGGAGGAAGTTCTTCAACCAACACTCAAGAATTAACCGAGCAAATCTCTCAAACTATAGTTAATGACAATTTAATTATATTAGACACAGATTATTCATTTCAAACTAAATATTTAAATGGATCTATTTCTTCTGATAGTAATATTACAGATTTAGAGTTTACAAATTTAACGATTGGAGATACTTATCGATTAAGTTCTACGGTATCTATTAATAGTGATGGTACTGCGGGCGATAAAATTAAAGTAAATTATTATCATGATGGAAATAAAATCGCCGCAGTTTATAGTGATAATATTAGCCAATCAGTAAGCACATCTGTTTTATTTAATGCTACAAGTAATAGTTTATTAGTTTCTGGGCAAAATTTAGATGCAAATAATTACATAGAAGGAAATCCAAACGAAATAACTTTCACTCAGATAGAAAAGATTAGTGATAACATGACCGCGCCAGAAATTATTTCTATTACAGACGGATCAACTCAAACATTTGATGGTGCCACAATGGCTGATAACAATTACATCAAAATAGAAGGCGAAAATGTTTCAGCTACCATAGAAATTGACGGAGATTCATTCGTTGTTGCTCAAAGTGGAGATCAAATGGTTTGGGATCAAGGAGGAGCTGGAGAAACCACATTAAGTTTGGGAGATGTTCATTCAATTACATTATCAAGTGGTAGAGTAATTGAAATTAAATTTTACAGATCTGGATCTTTATATTTTAGTTTAGATAAAAAATACGAACCGCCAGTACCCTCTGCTACTCCAAGTGTTACTAGCACACCATCAGTAACTCCATCTTCTACCCCATTAGTTACTCCAACGGTCACTCCAACACCATCAACTTCTAGCTCTACTCAAAATTTTGATACTTTTCCATCAAGTTTACCATTTAAATTAAGATAGTTAGTGTATAATACTGCATGGATTGGTCTATTATACTATCATCTTGTATAGTTGCTGGAACTACAATAATCAGCATCTTTATTAAAGAGCTTGTGCAAAGCAAAAAAAACAAACAACAAGCCTGTGTCGTAAGATATACAAAAAAGAACGAAAATGTACAAAAAGCTGTAGATTTCACTCGAAGTGAAACACAAGCAGATAGAGCATATGTTTTTGAATTTCACAACGGAGATTCTTTTTACAGCGGAAACCATCAACAAAAATTTAGTTGCACATACGAATCCTTGGATGCTGGCGTAAGCGCTGAAAGCATGAGGTTGCAAGATTTAAGGGTGAGTACATTCCATGCTTTTATTAAAGATGTGCTTGGTATACATGGAGAAAAGCTTTTTCGATTAGAAGATATAGAATCTATCAATAGCCCATTATTAAGAAACTGGCTAGATGAACGCGGTATTCGCTCTTGCTATGCTTTCCCTATAGAAACTTTAAATCACGGTGTTGTGGGAATCATCTGTATTGATTATACAAAAAAGAAAACAGAGATATACAAAAAAGACATCAACTTAATACAAAATCAAGCAAAAATAATTAGTGGTTATTTAATTTAATTTTAATTAGAATTAATTTAAATATATTTTTATTATTATATATGTTATCAACATATTGTCAAGACTGCGGTGGAAAAAACGAATATACTGTAACCAAGCCTAAATTTTGTTCTAGCTGTGGGGCTCCATTAGCTAAAGGTTTAATGGAAGCTAAGGGAGCTACTCCATTAAAGAAAGCATACACGCAAGCAGAATCAAATCAAAGAGAGGTGCATGATCAAGATGGTACAGACATTTATGAAGTTCCAGATATATTAAATTTAGAATACGATATTGAATTCGAGTCAGATGCAAGTTTTACTCTTGGATCTATTATGCCGCGAGATCAATCTGTTCCCAAAAGGAAAAGAGGACGACCAAGAAAGAATGGTTAAAGAGCAAAAATTTACATACGAAGAAAAAATCGATATTATAAACGAAGAAATTCGCAAAAGAAAAAATAAATGGTTTTTAGATTCTATGCCGTGGATTTCTTTTGAAGATGTTGAGCAAATAATAAGGGTACATATTTATCAGAAGTGGGATCAATGGGATCAAAAAAGAGATTTGAAGCCTTGGATAAATAAAATTATTAGCAATCAATTTAAAAATATACTAAGAAATTATTATTTAAACTTTGCCAAGCCATGCAGTAATTGCCCGTTTGATTCTTCTATTGGTGGAGAGAATTTATGTTCATTCACAAAGAGTGGGTCGCAAGACAGTAGTTGTCCACTGTATAAAAAATGGGAAAAAAGCAAAAAAAGCGCTCACGATGTAAAGATACCTTTAAGGTTAGATGCTCAAGAGTATGAATCTAGTATTTTCTCAGTTAACTCATTTAATGTAGATGCAGCTATAGTTAAAGTTCAAGAACATTTGAAGAATGAACTTTCCGACCGTCATTACAATATATATGTGATGTTATTCGTGGAAAACAGAAGTGAATCAGAGGTCGCTGAAAAACTAGGGTACAAAACTAACGAACAAGGCAGAAAAGCTGGTTACAAGCAAATTAAGAATATGAGAAAATTATTTAAAGAAAAAATAATAAAAATTATAAAAAACCACGACATCATATTATGAAATTATCTGAAGAAAATAAAAAATTTATAGACGAAAATTTTCATAAAATTCCAGATTTAATTGAATTAACACGCGCGACTTTTAAAGACGGAACGATTGACGGAAGATCGAAACAAGGTAGAGCCGTGAGGGAATATTTAGCGTCAAAGGAAATTAAATATAAAACAACAAAACATGAAGAAGTAAAACCTATTGTTTTAAATGAAGAGCAAAAAAACTTCATAGAACAATATTCGCAAGATGGAATGAGTAGCTATCAAATTGCTCAATTATTATTTCCGGATGACGAGGTTAAAAAATTAGGTAGAGAACAAAGAACAGTAGGTAATTACTTAGAAGCGGTTAAAAAAAGAAAAAGGGAAGAAAATAGAGCAGAAAGAAATAAATATGATGGCCCAAAAAATATAGGCGAATGCATTAATTTAGTTAATCAATATACTGATGCGGGTTTAGTGGAGGGTGAAATGAAGGCGATGGAAAGAAAATCTATTGAATCTTTATTTCGCTTTTTAAAGTCTCCAAGATTTACTCAAATTATAAGTAATTATCACAAAGAGGAGGATCAAGATTTATTTGAAGCAGAATTTATTCGAGCTACATGGGACAAACCAGATTTAAGTGCTGATGAAATTAATTTATATGTTAATGTTTGTGTGGATTATATTAATTTAAAAAATATTTCTTCACACATGGAAAAGCTTAATAGAATGTTTGATGAAGCTGATGAACAGCAAGAATTAACTGTGAGACTTTCTGAACTTTTAAAAACAAAAAGCGAAGAATATAATCAATGCGAAAAACGACAAGAATCACTTATTCAAAGATTAGCAGGTGACCGAGCAAAAAGAATATCTCAACGTCAAGACCAAAATGCATCAATATTATCATTAGTTGAAAGCTTCCAAAATGAAGAGGAAAGAAAACTTATGATTAAGATGGCAGACATGCAAAAGAAAGCAATCAAAGAAGAAGCTGAACATTTAGAATCTATGAATGAGTGGAAATCTAGGATATTAGGTATATCTAAAAGCGATGTCATCTAGTTTTAAATGTCAAGTGTGTCATGAAGAGTTTGACACAGAAAAAGGTTTGCACATTCACCTTAAAAAACATAAGATGGATTTAGCTACATACTATACTACATATTATCCCAGGAACAATTTATTAACTGGTGAACCTTTACCTTTCAAAAATAAAGAAGATTACTTTAATAACGATTTTTCTACTCGTAGTCAATTAATTAAATGGTGCATGAGTCAAAGTAAAAAAGTAGCAGGTGAATATGCATTAAAAAAACTTAAAAAAAGAATAGAATCGAAAGATTTAAAATATGCCCCAAATCATTTAGAATTAAAAATTAATAAATTACCAGACATAGATGTATATAAATATGCCTTTGGATCTTATACTAAAGCATCTAAAGAAGCGGGAGTAAAACCTTTACATAGAAGTAAAATAGATGAAGATTTCTTTAAAGAAGATAAATACTTTGAAGATCTTAAAATCTTTATCGACACCAGAGAACAAAAACCTTTAACTTTTAATATATCAGAAGACTTAAAATTAGATTTCGGAGATTATACTGTAGGTGGAGACGATTACAACTATACATATATAGACCGAAAGTCTGATTCAGATTTCAAGGGAACATTAACTGGGGGTTTGGCTAGATTCCGAAGAGAACTGCAAAGAGTCCAGGAGTTTGATTCTTATTTATTTATAGTAGTGGAAAGTGATTTAAATAGGTTATACAAAAACAATATGTATGGGCCTCACAAATCAAATTTAGAATTTGTATACCATAACATGAGATTAATATCGCATGAATTTGCAGGAAGTTGTCAATTTGTCTTTACAGGAACTCGCGCAAACTCTCAATCAGTAATACCAAAAATATTAAAATTAGGCAAGAAATTGTGGGATGTTGATTTACAATACTATATAGATAAAAATGGCCTGGAGTGAGGGAAATCAAAAGCGACGCCCAAAAGAAGACGTAAATCAAGAGATATTATCTCTTGAAGGATTTCTTGACGAAAATGAAGCTAAGCAAAATCTTTATAAGTTTTTAAAAGATAATATAACTTTTACTACTAGTTTAGTTGGGGGGGTGGATTTGTTTCCATTTCAACATATGGCTATTAAAGCTATGTTTGAGACAGACTATTTTATGGGAGTATGGAGTCGTGGTATGAGTAAGTCATTTACTACTGGTGTGTATGCATTTTTAGATGCGATTCTTCACCAAGGGGTAGAGATTGGAATATTAGCAGCATCATTTCGACAATCAAAGCAAATATTTAAAAAGATAGAAGATATTGCGGCTAAGCCAGAAGCTAGAATGTTAGCTAATTGTATAACAAAAAAATCAAAAAGCAATGATGAGTGGTTGATGGAAATTGGTAGAAGTAGAATACGAGCTTTGCCTTTGGGGGACGGTTCAAAGCTTCGTGGTTTTCGATTTCATAGAATTATTATCGACGAGTTTCTTTTGATGCCAGAAAGAATTTATAATGAGGTTATTGTTCCTTTCTTGTCGGTAGTAGAAAACCCAACTCAAAGAGAAGATTTATATAATCTTGAAACTAAATTGATTGAGCAAGGGAAAATGACTGAAGAAGAAAGATATGTTTGGCCAAACAATAAGTTGATAATGTTGTCTTCTGCTAGTTATAAATTTGAATACATGTATAAACTATACAGTCAATTTGAAGGTTTAATTGACAATCAAACTGATAAAGCTACTAGATGTATTATGCAATTCTCATATGACTGTGCGCCAAAGCAGCTTTACGATCAAAATCTGATTACTCAAGCTAAAGCCACAATGAGTCAATCTCAATTCGAGCGTGAGTTTGGGGCATTATTTACAGACGACAGCTCTGGATACTTTAAAACTTCAAGAATGGCAGCTTGTACCGTGCAAGATGGCGAAGATCCTCATGTAGAAATTAAAGGTCAACCAGAAGATGAATATATCTTAGCTTTTGACCCGTCTTGGTCTGAAAGTGAAAGCAGCGATGATTTCGCTATGCATGTATTAAAATATCACAAAGATCGAGGAACATCAACCTTAGTACATTCTTATGCTATGTCGGGAACACCCTTGAGAGACCATATCTTTTACTTTCACTATTTAATAAAAAACTTTAATATTATAGCAATCGTAGGAGACTATAATGGAGGAGTTCAATTTATTAATGCTGTTAATGAAAGTGAATTATTTAAGTCAAGTAATATAAAATTAAAAGGAGTTGATGGTGATTTTGATAAAATGGATACATATAAAGATGAACTACGTACAGCTAAAATGCAGTACAACAAAAAAGATTACAAGTATTTATTTTTAAGGAAACCTACTTCCGATTGGATTCGTAGAGCAAATGAGTTATTGCAAGCTAATTTTGACCATAAAAGAATATGGTTTGGTTCAAGAGCTATAGATGAGTCTTACAACAAGCAAAGAGCAAAAAAAATCCCGATTGACAAGCTAAAGTTTTTGAGGTTATCTGATGACGAACAAAAGCAAAGTGGTCAAGCAAAAATGATAGACTTTATAGAACATCAGTATGATATGATTAACATGACAAAGAATCAATGTGCATTAATTCAAATAACAACATCTCCACAAGGAACGCAAACTTTTGGGCTACCCTCAGAGCTTAGAAGGCAGACTGGGCCTGACAAAGCAAGAAAAGACTCTTACTCAGCTTTAGTTCTTGGAAGCTGGATGGTCAAGATATTACATGACATGAATAACACCAAGGCTCAACAAGCTCATTCTACATTTGCACCAATGTTTATAAGTTAACTTTTTAACTTTTATAGACTTTTGTATAGACTTTGTGTATTATAATTTGTGAAAGAAAAAAGAAAATACACAAAAAGGTCAGATTACTGGAATCAGTTTACTCAACACGATAAACCTATAGATGATTTATTGAAATTAAATCAATCGATAGAAACTCTACCAGAAACAGCTGGAGAAAGTTTTTATGTGCAATCCTCAATAGCAAATTCAACAACCTCCGTTAATCGTAGAGTCCAATACGGAGATCATACAACGTCCAGAAAAAATGCTATTCATAGAAATAATAAAGCTGAAAAATATGTAAATATTAGGAGCGGAATGCTTCCCTACGATTACTCTGGAGATGGAGTAAATGTTCGAGATGCGATAGAGCTTTGCCAAAAAGCTTATGCAAACATTGCTATATTTAGAAATGCTATCGACATTATGGCTGAATTCTCAAACTCTCCAATATATTTAGAAGGAGAAAATGATAGGTCTAAAAAATTTATCGAAGGTTGGATGAAAAAGATAGGCATATGGAAACTAAAGGATCAATACTTTAGGGAATATTATAGATCTGGAAACATCTTCTTTTACAGAGTAGATGGAAAGTTTTCAAGCGAAGACTTGCTGAAGATGAATTATGTTTATGCATCTCAAACTTTGAAACCTGGGGAAATACCAGTTAGATACATGCTTCTAAACCCTTATGATATCGTTACTGACAAAGCTACGGCATTTCAAGATGGTATATATAAAAAAGTATTATCCGATTACGAACTAGAAAGATTAAGAGATCCAAAAACAGAAGAAGATAAAAAAGTATTTGATTCATTAGATCCTGACACTAAAAAGAAAATTAAAGAAGGTTCATTTACTCGTGATGGTTTAAAAATTGAATTAGATTCAGAAAAATTAATTTATTCATTTTATAAAAAACAAGATTATGAACCTTTTGCTATTCCTTTTGGGTTTCCTGTATTGGATGATATTAATTGGAAGTTGGAATTAAAAAAGATTGATCAAGCTATATGTAGAACTGTAGAGAATGTAATACTTTTAATCACAATGGGGGCTGAGCCAGATAAAGGCGGAGTAAACCCAAATAATTTAAAAGCAATGCAAGAGCTATTTAAAAATGAAAGTGTTGGTCGTGCTTTAATTGCAGATTATACTACAAAAGCTCAATTTGTTATTCCTGATCTTAACAAAGTTCTTGGCTCTGAGAAATATAAGATTGTTAACGAAGATATTAAAGAAGGACTACAAAATATCATTGTTGGCAGCGAGAAGTTTTCTAACACACAAGTTAAAGCAGAGATCTTTTTGGAAAGATTAAAAGAATCGCGTAATGCATTTTTGAATGATTTCTTGCAGCCACAAATCAAGGAAGTTTGTCGCAACATGGGATTAAAGTCTTATCCTGTAGCCAAGTTTGAAGAGATTGATATTAAAGATGAAGTTCAATTTCATAGAGTTATTACTCGACTATTGGAAATCGGAATACTTACTCCAGAGCAAGGCATCAAGTCGATGCAAACTGGATTGTATCCAAATCCGCGCGAACTATCTCAAGTACAAGAAGCTTATATCGAACAACGAGAGAAAGGTTACTACAATCCATTGGTTGGTGGTATACCTATGATCGAAAGTGTTCAGTCTGAAAAAGATAGGGAAATTGCAGAAGAGCAACTTGAAATTCAAAAAGAAGGAGTAGAAAATCAAAAGCAAGCTGTTCAGCAAAAAAGCAAAGAAACTCAAAACCAAACACAGAAATCTCCTGGTCGCCCAAATGGAACAAATCAAATTCCATTACAAGCTGCAGATTTTTATGGAAAAGATAATGTTCAAAAAACAATATATGATATAGAAGATTTACAATCTTATGCTATTGCTAATTTCCAAAAACATAAAAATTTAAAAGAATTGAATGACGGTCATAAAGATTTAATTGTTAGATTGTGTGAATCAGTTGTCTGCGCAAAAGAACAAAACCAATGGAAAAAGACTTTATTGTCTTGTGTGAAGAACATTGGTAATATCGAAAAGTTAGACATTATGCCCGACATATTAGAGATATCAGCAAAGCATGAATTATCTGATTACCCTTCTGCTATATTATATCATAGCAAAAATCACAAAAAATAGTGTACTTACAATACATGAGTCGAAAATTTAAATACACCACAAACTTTTCTAATATAATTTTAGCCTCCGGAGATATTGATTCTCCAGACCTTAATATTAGTAAAGCTTCCTTAGATTCATTAAGAGATATTATACCTAGCGATGTAGATCTTGAAAAGAATATGGATTTACTTGCAGTAGCATTTAATGGAGCTGTAGTTAATTCATTCAACAAAAATGGTGACGGAATTGATGCGAAGTCTGCTGTAAGCATTCTGGATCAGTTTAAACATAAGCCAACAAACATTGAACACCAAAAGCAAAAAGTTGTCGGGCATATTATATCCGCCGGATTTTCTAGTTTTATGGATAATGAGTTATTATCGCCAGAAGAAGTGGAAGATATGGACGACCCATTCAATATCGCTCTTGCATCACTTATATATAGAACAGTTAATCCACAGTTTGCAAATCTTGTCGAACAATCTGTTGATCCAGAAAGCGAATTTTATCATCAAGTATCAGCCAGCTGGGAAATTGGATTCAATGATTTTGTATTAGCTGTTGGTAGTAACGACTTAAAAAATGCTGAAATCATCAATGATGAAAATATGATTGATGAACTAAAAGGTAATTTAAAAGCTCTTGGAGGAGAAGGAAAAATGAAAGATGGCTCTCCAATTCACCGATTAATTGTAGGAGAAATTTTTCCACTGGGAATTGGCTTTACATCGAATCCAGCCGCTAATGTAAAGGGATTAACAGTTAGTTCAAAAACAGAACAAGCACCAACTACAGAAAAAAAGGAAAAAAATATTTCACAAAACATCAATTCTGATGTAAATAACAAAAAAAGTATTATTATGGACAATAACGAAATTTTAAATAATCTAGTGTCAGCCCTAGAAGAAAAAGTTTCTGAAAAGAAATTTTCTGAAGAGGCAGTGGCTACTGTATCTAAAATTATTAATGACGCAATTCTTGAGCGTAACGAATCTTTCGTTCAAGAAAAAGAGCAACTTGAGACTGAAAAAGCTGAGTTGGCTAAAGCTGCAGAACAAAATGCAGAAGAAGTCAAACAGCTTCGCGAAGAACTCACAGCTGCTACTGACCGTGTTACAGAATTAGAGCAGCAGCATAAACAACAAGAGGCAGTTGCTCGTTTTGATGCGAGAATGTCCGTAATCGAAGATGCATACGAGCTCGACGAAGAAAGCCGCAAGGTTGTCGCTCACGAGCTTAAAGATCTTGATGAATCTGAAGAAGCTTTCGCAAGCTTCCAAGAAAAACTTCAAGTTGTACTTAAGCATCAAAATAAAGAATTTATCGCTAAGCAAGAAGAAGAATTCAATGCTAAGCTCGCCGAAGCAGTTGAGAAACGTTTGGCAGAACTTAAAAGCAGTGATTCTTCTGAGGAAGAAGTTGTTGAAGAAGCAATGGATAAGGTGGAAGCCGAAGAAGAAGTTGTTGCTAACA